CATCGTGATGCGCCTCCTTCATGTATTTCTCGTAAAGAGAAATGGGCAGCTTAAAAGCCAACATCTCATTCACCCCTATGAGCCCAGCCCAGTCACCCGTTTTAAGGGTCGCGTAATCCCAGCCAGGAACATCTTCTGGCTTCAAAGGCTCGTAGCCTAAGCGGATCCGCATGTGGATCGAGTCACGAGGGTTAGTCGTGGTCAGCCAGCAACAATGCCAGCCGGAGAGTTTCGGTAAGTCCGGTAAAGAGGACTGAAAAAACTGCTGACGGAACATTTCAACCCGCTCATCTTCGGTAACCTCTCGGTTTTGAGTGACTGTGCGATCTAACATCGCACGGCTTTCACGACCGTCTCCTGCGGATTTCTTCAAGCGTTCGTCTGTCATAATACTCGCTCCTTTCAGCGATTGAAACCAATTATAGGGTTCAGAAAATAAAAAGGCAACTCATTCAAGCGATTCACGCTTTGTTGTTGCGGTCGTACTCGGAATAACGCTTAGCGTATTTCATGCGCAGCACGGGGTCGTCCCACACACCTGCGTCAATCAATGCCTGCTTGCGCTCGGGGCTGAGGTAGATTTCCTTACGCGTTGTCGCGGGTGCGTACTCGCGTCCGGAACCTACTGCGGGACCACCGCGAGGGGTGCGTTCCTCACGCGCCTCTCGAGTCGACTGGCGTTCAGTTTTGAATTTTTCAGGCAAGCGGCGAGCCGCACGCTTACGCAATTCATCCCAATATTCCTCTGACTGTGGATTGTAACCGTCCTTGGCCAATGATTGGTCAATAGCGATCACAATTGCTGAATCCTCGTCACGACCTTGCGAGTCGTACCATGGATTAGCTTTTATAAACTCGTTAGCGTAATGCATCGTCATGTCGTCAAGCTGCTGACCCTGTGGCTGGGGGCGCTGCTGGGCGGCTTGTTGCTTGGCGAACTGGAGTTGCTGCACTTTCTGCATTGCTTGGTCGCGGTAGCGCATAGCCTGAGCTACGTCCTTACCGTTACCTGCCTCAACCGCCTTAGCGATGACGCGCTCAGCCATTTCGGCTTCCTTAGCCGCGCTAGCAATGTGCGAATCATAAGCGCCTAGATCTACCTGATGCGCTCGCTGCTCCTGAGCCGTTACGCGGCGCTCAAGGTCGTCATTACGCTTACGCAGGAAGTCTAGCTCTAGCTTGTCGCGCTTGATAGCTTGATCACGGCGGTCTTTGCGCTCAAGTTTCTCGAGGCGGCGTCGTTCACGGATCGCGTCTCGTTCATCAGTGTTAGCGTCGCCCGCGTCGTCATCAGCGGAGGACGCTGTGCGTTCGTCTTCGCCTTCGTCTTGATCCTCGACCTCGTCGGGGTCGCTCAAGTCGTTTTTGTCTTCTACGATGATGATCTCTTCACCACCCTTTTCGTCGTCTTCTTTCATCACATTAGCCATACATCATCTCCTTTCAGATGAATGCTCGGATTGCCAACGGGTCGCCAGTTACCTGCCCGATGATATCCAAGTCGTTGAAAATTACAAACATTGCAGAGTCGTCTTTGCCAGGAATCTTGACTTCCCAGCGGTCACCGCCGTACTTAGCCACGCGAACGTGTTCACCGGCTTTGCACCAATCTCCCTCTGGCCACGGCTTCATGTCATTACGGTTCTTGAAAGCCAGCGGACCCAAGGCAACTACTTTGCCAATCTGAGTGTTCCACTTCTCGGTTTCATTAGATCCGTGAATATCGATGATGATACCCCCAGCGGATTTCTTTTTCGGTGTGCGAATCTGAATCAGAACACGGCTACCGAAGGGCTGGATTCCAGCATCTACTGCTGGGAAAGCCTCTTCCATTGCGTTCTCATAGGTCATTGTCAAGGTTTTTCTCCTCATCTAAAAGTTTTAACAGTACGTCGATTGCCGCCTCATAACCGGCAAACATTCCCACGCGATACCCGTACTCAAAAGTATCGCGCGTCTGGGGTCGTCTCAAAGCGGTAACAGCAAATGACTGCTGCTCTGCTTTCAGACGATTCAGAAGTTGAGACTCAATGTTCATGCAGGAGTCTTAGGCGTCGCGGGGGCAGGGGGCAACGACTGACCGTCGAGCTTTTCGCCCGCTGCTAGGCGGTGTTTTTGTTTCACAAATGCGCCAGTCATAGGGACTGTGCCAGGAGTGGGTTTATCGCTCATAATGTTTTCCTCAAGGGTTAGGGTTAATGCCGGTTCCGGTGCTATACGCGACCTTCTCGCCCGTGGCCATTTCGGCAGCGGCTAGGAGTTTCGCAGTATCGTTGTCATCCGTGTTCATCTTGTCACGGATTTGTAGCTCAGCAGAAGTACGCTCATTTTCGGCTTGTTGTCTCATTTGCTCAGTTTGCATGCGTTCAGAGTCGGCTCTTTGATCAGCCGCCAATTTAGCCGCTTCAAGCTGTTGCTGTGACTGCATCTTCTGCTGCTCGATTTGCAATTTAGCTTGATCAACTTGCATACGCTGCTGCAACGCTTGGCCTTGGACTTGCGCATTGAGCTGTGCAACTTCCATACTCCTGTCAGGCGGCATAGGTGGCTGGGGCTTGAACTGCTGAGCGGCTTGATCCAGCTGTGCCAACTCTTGAGCGAAGCTGCCGAGCTGTTGCTCGATGAACTTCTGCACTTCTAAGATGACTTTGACTTGATCTTCGGCTTCTTCCTGAATCAACTCCTCACGCTGCGCCTTGTCAACGGCGTTGTGCGCTTCAACAAGGTAGTAATTGAGCAGGTGATCACGCAAATGCGTGGCGATCGGGTACAAAAACGTCTTTGCGATGGCGGGGTTTGACCCGAACAGCGGTGATTTTAAGAACGGGATGTGCGTCATCAGGTGCGCCATGTGATCTTGCGACGGGAGCACGTAAACTGGGCGACCCATGGCGGCTGCGACGTTCTCGCTCACCGGATCCATGTCCTCGCTTCCTGGCAACGGCTGCAACACCTCATTCGCAGGCACTTTCATGTTGCGGAGGAACATTTCCTCTACTTTTCGCGCATCATACATCTGCGGCACGGCTTGTGCACGCTGCATAATTGCCTGAGTTTGCGCAAAACGCTGGGTTTCGCTGAAAATTGCTGGGTCGCTGACAGGAATGACGTCCATCGGACCGTCAAAGTCAGACGGATCAATCTCAAGACCCGCTGATTGTGCCTCAATGTCCTCAACAGTCAGGTAGGCGCTGTTGATGCGGTGTAAAATCTTGAAGCAACGCGCCATCGAGCCATGCAACCGGCTGTGAATTGAGCTGAACACCACCATACCCTGCTCAATGAGCGCCATGGTTGTGCCTACAGGCTGGTTAGGGTTCTGGTCAGACAGCTTCTCAAACGAGGTTTGCACCACGCCCTTACCCGCATCTACGAGGAAACCTAGAAGCGAGAACAGGGTTGGGCTGGGACCGTTGAACGGCAGCGGCATTGCCAGCTTGCGCACGTCATCAATGAGCGCCCCACCCTCTAGCTCAACAACTTCAGTCGGCTGGACGTTCAGCGTCTGGCCTCCTGGTCCTCCCTTGAGCTTGAGCAGCGTGGGTACGTTCTGAATGTGAGCCGAGTCAAGCAGGGCGCGGAGTGCGCCGGTGGCTGCACCGCTCAGACCGCCAATCATGTGCGTCAGACCGATAGGGTACGCGCCGCGCCAAGGCACAAACGGGAACTCTACGATCCAATCTAGCTCAAGCTGGCGGTCATCATCAGCTTCCCAGTTACGGTACAAGCCCAAGCCGAGGTTGGTCGTCTTGTCAATACTCAGAATATAAGGCTCGGGACCATCCCCGAAGTCAAGATACGTATAAACTTCAAAGACCGTACGCAGCCCGTCTTCGTTGTAGCTCAGGTCTTTGCGTCCCTCAATCTTGTCGTTAGCTTGAGTGGACTTGCTGAACTCGGGATCTTCCGGCATACCCAAGTCAACGTCAATGTACATGCCGGACTTGACGCGGCGCTGATACTCAAACTTCGTGATGTACTGCACGTGCGTCTTACGCTCGGCGGTGTAGAAGTTAGTCGCCGCGAACGGCAGGTACACGTCATCAATAGCGATGAACTCAGCGCAGGGGCGACGATGCAACGGGTTCCACATGAACTTCATGTACTGACCGCCGCCGAGCGGGAGCTGCGTGCTCAACTGCTCAAGCTCGCCACGGAACTCGACCATCTGCTCAGTCGTCTGCCAGTTCATAAAGTCGGCTTTACGCTGAGCTTTCTGAACCTTGGACTTGTCTTTCTCGCCGAGGATCTTACTCTTTACGGGACCATTGGGCGGGAAGACCTCCTTCATGAAGCGGGCAGAGAAGTCCACGCACGCTTCAACGAGCATCGGGTGCACGACCTTGTTTGCTCCGGTGAACTGAGCACCTCCTGGTGCATCGTCACCTAAGCCCGTACGACGCAAGCCCTCCTCGTACTGCTTGTCGCGCTTCTCACGTGCCTCTTTGTCGTTGCCGATCTTTTCCACAAGGTCGCTAATGGCGGTCTTGAGCAGGTCTTGATCGACCTCATCAACGATGTTGGCAAAATGGGCGAGCTTAGTCGCGTGGTCAATCTCATTCTTCTCACGAATGATTGCCCCGCCGTCTTCGGTGTCTTCTACCTCGTTGTCAACGTCCTCTAGCTGAACGGTCTCGCCTTCTGGCATGTCATCTTGTAGTCTTTTGGTTGCCATTAGTTACCTCACATAATTTCGTTAAGTATTGCGTCCACGCGACCTGAGTCGTACGCTCTGACGCTACCACCCTCGGCTAACCGAGGAGTTCCGATGCTGTTCATAATATGATCGACTTGCGTCGGATCGTATGACACTGAGCCGCCCTCGGCGTAACGCGTAAACTTGACTACGTCAGGCTTCAACGATGCGCGACCTTTCCGCGTGTCGGGTGTACCGCGCTTAGCTTCACGCTCTACGGAGTCTAACAGGTCTTGCAGCGAGCGGTTGTCCTTGCCGAGCTGAATGCCGAGTTCGTTGTTGTGTACGTCGGTCTTGTAGTCAGAGCGCGGCTCACCTAAGCCCATCCAGTGTCCGGCAGTGCGGAAGGGGGCTTCCTTGAACTCGTACGCTTTGCCCAAAAAGTCCGCAATCCCTGGAGTGGTCTTCTGCGCAGCGATCGCCGAAGCGATCATGTGTCGTGCTGCGTCACGCTTGGTCTGGTCATCGGGGAACATCTCCTGCGAGACGGTGTCGGCGTAGATCCTCAAGTTACCGAACGTCGGGTCGGGCAAGCCCTCACCTGCACGCTTGACTGAACCGCCCTCGGCGAAACCTTCTTTGCCGAAGTTAGGATCAACGAAGCTGCGGAATTGTCTCTCATCCATGAAGCGCGGAGCATCAGGATTAAAGTTGACAGCGTAGTTGAACTTGTCTGTTCGCTCATGCGGCAGGTCATAATCTAACACGTCCTTGAGCGCTTTCTGCACGCTAGAAGGATCACGTAGATCAACGATGTCGTAATGGTGTAGGTCTTTCACCTTACCCCACTCGCCAGCGTTCAAAAACTTGAGCACCGAGTCGGTGATCTTCTCTTTGTACTCGGGATCGCGCTTCATGTACTCACGGGCACGCTCACTGCTGAAGGCGTTCTCAACCGGCTTTAGCTCAATGATGTCTTGCGGCACTTGTTCTGGCTGGCGACCGGTTTCTTTCGCCCACGCGAGGTAGCGCTGATCCAGACTACCTGTGACTTCGGGTTGACCTTCCCAGTTCAAAAACTCATCAACCTCAGGGGTGTACTTGTTTTTCTGGAACCACGCGTCGTAAGAACTCTGGTTGGGCTTTTGCGCCATCGCCTGAGCATGTGGGCGACCTTCAGCGTCAATCAACGTCGTGAGTCGGTTGTCGCCTGAGCCGTAACGCTTAGCGAGTCCTTCACCTTGCGTACACCAACCGGCTTGCTTACCGATCGTCGTGCAGAGCTTCATAGCCGACTTGTCAACAGTCGCGGGAATGTCAATCCACGTCATTCCTGGTTCTTTGACGAACGAAAGCTGCGTGTCAGGAATTTGCATTTTCGGCGTAGCAGTCAGGTTACCCATCATGTCGCCCAGCTCTGCCTTAGATGCTTCTTCGGAACGCCACTTGTTAACTGCGTCAACCTTCTCCACCATCTGCTTCATCGACACCTTGTCAAGCTGCTGGGGTGTCATACGTAACGCGGCGGGCAAGCCTGACTCGGGGTCAAGCATGTTCTCAATCTCGTCAGCCATGTGATTGAACCCGAGGTTCTCATTGAGATCTATGGGTCTGTCAATCTTGTAAATCGGCGTCTTTGGGTCTAGCTTCTCAATCCAAGGGTTACGCTCCGCTATCGCAATTTCTTGCCTACCATTACTTACAAAGTTGGGCATTTCACGCGCCATACGGAACCGCTCTTGAAACTCTCCCGCAGGGTTAGCTGTGATCTCAGCGTCCGAAAGGGCTTCCCACATCTCAGCTTTGCGAGAGTTAATTTCCATTGCCTCGGGATAACCCGCCTCGGCGTGTCTCTGCACGGCGAACCCTTCCTCGGGATAACCCGCCTTAACACGCATAGCGGCTACGTCTTCAGGTAACCACATGCCGAGTTCTTCTGCTTGACCAGGAATGTGCGAGAACCCTTCCTCGTGCGCAAGTCGGATCGGGTCATCCGGTGTACCCATGTCATTACGGATGTACTTTTCAAGTTTAGTGTCAAGCCACTTGTTGACCGCGCCCTTTTCCGGACCCAACAGGTTGTTCAAGACGTCGGGTCTGTTCTCCCGCAACCATGACGAGGGGTGCTGGTAAACGTCCATGTCTACCATCTTTGACCAGAGGTCTTCACCGGCGGCTTGGTTGATCATGTCGCCGCTGATGACGTCGGGGTTACGCTTGATGGGGTTCACCGACATCGTCACGCTGTCTCTTTTAGCAGCCGCAGGTTGCCAGTTACCGCCCTTCGGCTTCACAGCATACGACTTCAGAGGTGAAGTTACGTTCTGAACAATGTCTCGGGCAACGTAAGGCGCGGTCTGCACGAGGTTAGTGCCCACGCGCTTTGCGAGGCTCGCCAACGGCGGTGCGACCAACATCGCCGCCTCTGCCGTATCATCGGGCAGCATAGGGACGTTAGCCTTGTTGATGTTCGTGATCGGTTGCCCGTAGCTCAAACGCTCTGCAGTACGAGCGAGCGCCGGTACACCGAGGAACTCCATCGTCCCCTGCATCTGCTGCGTGCGCCGTGGCGAGTAAGTCTGCTTCAGGAAGTCGGCAATAGAACCCAGCGCGGCGTTCTGCGGCTGTGCGCGCATTGAACCGCCGTCGTAGTAGTTCGTCTTGACAAACCCGCCGTCTGCCCACTTGACCTTGTTTGCCCAATACGCTGGGCTGCTCGGTCCCTTAGCAATGTTCTTTGCGTGACGTGACTTGAACGAGGCTCGCTTAGCCTTCATGCGGTCGGACTCGCCCTCCTTGGGCTTACCTGCCGTGCTCGCACCCTGCTCACCGAAGCGGATAATCTTCTCCTTGCCGTCTACTTTCGTCTTCACGATGTGCGACTTTGTCGGATGGCTCGGTGTACGCCGTGGTTGATTCAGCGGCAGGCTGTCCTTGTCAACGCGGTCGGTCATTTCTTCCTCGCCGCTCTCATGTTGTCAACGAGGTTGGGGTAAGGGCGTCCTGCGCTCTTTGCCGCCGCCTTAGCGGATGACTTAGCCGCCGATGAGAGCGTCTTGCTCTCGCCGAGGCTCTTGGGTCTAGCTTTGTCCCAGATTGGTTTCTTAGGCTGCATACGGGTTTACCCTCACTTTTGATTTGATTCGCGGCTCGTCAATATCTTTTGCTTGAGGTAACTCAAACCATCCATCATTCTTGAGATAAATGATAGCTTGCGTAAACGTGTCCACATAATCATCATGCTCCGCTACTGGGAACTTGCCCAGTTGTTTGAGGAAAGACGCCGCCCAGCTTACCGGTTGACCGAGGTTCTTCTTTGATTCCGGCACCCACAACAGCCCCAGCTCTAAGGTCGGGGCGGCTTGGTGCGCCCGTGATACCTTGTCAGCCTGACCTGGATTATAGCCCACTGCTGGCACTTTCGCCAAGCGCAAGTCCTGAAGCAATGATTGACCACTCGCCTTCGCTTCCACCAAGATACGGTCAGGGCGCTTAGCGCGTGAGTATGGCGAGTCCTTAGTCATGCCTCCGTATTCAGTCGTCCAGTCTTTCACGGCTCGTGCTCGCAGGTCTGGATAGCTCAGGTGTTCATCCCATGCATCAATCAACATCGCGTTGCGTTCACCCTTGTGCGTGAACATCGCCCAGACCGAGCAGGCGGTCGGGTCGCCGGTTGTCTTCTCAGTGAACGCACAGTCGTATGACTGTAGTATGTACTCAAACGGCGGCAGACCTGACGTCGCTGGCCAGAGCCTGAAGTGGTTGGTCTTCAGTATGCCGCCCTCGCTCGGGGTCGGGTCTTGCTGTAACTGACCCGCCGTGCCGTATGTGCCCAGCAGTTGCTTCAGCGTCGTGATCTCTTTCTCGCCGAACCGCTCAGGACAGATCAGCTCGCCCTTCTTCTTGCGGGGGTCGTACTCGCCGAGACTCGTCTTACGCACCTTGCCGTCCCACTCTGCCGGAATGCAAATATGCTCCCAGCCCTTGATGTCCTCAAGGATGTGCCCGCTGATGTCGCGCTCGTGCAGTCGCTGCATGACGGTCACCATCGCATCGGTCTTCGGGTTGTTCAGTCGCGTTGACCATACCATGTCAAACCATTCAAGGTCTGACTCCCGCATGACCTCTGACTGCGCGGCTTGAGCGCCGTGAGGGTCATCAAGTATCAAGCGTGAGCCGCCCTCACCGGTCGCCGTACCACCGACTGAGGTCGCGAGCCGGTAGCCGGTCTTGTCGTTCTCAAAGCGCTGCTTGGCGTTTTGGTCTCCGGCGAACGCGAACATATGCCCCCATCGCTCCTGATACCATGGCGACTGCAACAGACGCCGCGTCTTCAGGTTGTCACGTGTGCTCAAGTTGCCGGAGTACGATGCGCACAGGAACTTCTGAGCAGGGTCAGTCAACCACTCCCACGCTGGCCACATCACCGACACAATCGTTGACTTTGAATGTCGTGGCGGGATGTTGATGAGCAGGCGGTGTATCTCACCAGCGCTCACTGCTTCAAGGTGCTCGCAGATTGCTTCAATGTGCCAACTGGCGATGAACGGTATTCCTGGTTCAACCACGTGCCACGACTGCTTCACGAACTCGTACAGCGAACCCGACGCCGCTCGGCGGTCTTGCTCCCGCTTGACGAGGTCAAGCATGACGGCGGGGTTCATGGGTGCGTTCATTTCTGTCCGGCTTTAGCGAGCAGGCGGCTCATATTCTCAAGCTCGTCATCACTGAGGTTCTTCAGGTCTACCGCCGCGAGCGCGATCGGACCGCCGTTTGAACCGGTGTGCTCTTGCGTGATCTTGTCGCCGTAGACCTTCGGTAGCATCTTGCTGAGCATCCACTTGCGCGTGTCAATCTGAACCCGCTTGTGCGCAATGACGTCGCTGTTGAGCGGCATCAGCATTTGCTTGAGCAGGGGTTCACCCTTCTCATCAAACATCGGGTCGCCCTGCGGATCGAGCTTCTGCACCGTCACCCACTCGTGCGTCTTGTCGCTCAGTGCGACGATCTCATCAGCGAGGAGAGCGTAGCCGATCTCTCGCGCGTGCGCGTAGTCTGCCGCAATGCCTGCGGGGTCATCCTTATTGACCCACTCAAGAAACGCTCCGACAGAAGGCAACCCCTCCGCTTTGCAGATAGAGTCAAGAGAGCGCCCGAGTTTCAGCTCCTCACAGATCTGAGCAGAAGCGACCTGACGGTCGTACTTGCGGGCAGTGGGATGCGGAACGCCTTTGTTGCGTGCGACGGTGGGGGGTGTGTTGGCCATGGTTGAGATTATACCTTCCTGATTCAAAAAAGACAAGTTGAAAAGTGATCGGTCGTTCGTCTATATAGAGAGGGACCGAACGAACGATTACTTTCGCCTACAAAATGACAAAGTCCGAAAATTCCCGAACGATTACCCCGAACGATTACCCGAACGATCACATCACAGAACATACTGAACCCTCACTCCGTTAGGCTCCTGAGACGTTCGGTGAACCTTCTGATCGGCTCCGGAGAGAGGACGACAGTCCCTCTCCTCCGGCGTTCCGAACGTATCCAGACAAGGCAAAAACCTAATCGTTCGTTCGGCGCGATCGTTCGAACGATTACCCGAACGATTAAACCGAACGATTACTTTCATAACCTCACTCCGCAGGTTCATAAGTCATCTCAAAGATGTCAGGCTTGCATGGGTAATGCTCACCTTTGACACCTGTGATGATCCAATCTCCTGGGCAGACAACGTGACCTCCCTCAAGCGTATCTACCCAGCCATGTTTATGCATGATGCC